ATCATTCAACTGCAAATTAGGTGCTACTTCTTCTGCCTCTGCACCAGACATACCCATAAATTGAGATAACAAACCTGTAGTTTCTTCTGATACACCTAACTCATTAATTAAAAAATCTGGTGTCTTTTCTTTTAAATCAAAACCTGTTGCTATTGTAACACCAGAGTTTTTATTAGGTACATAACCTTTTTTAATACCTTTACCTTCTAAGCTTGCGATAAATTCCCAATTAATATTTTTAGTCATTATATAAGTCCTTCAAATTCTTGACCTAGTTTATCACTAATGTCTTTTCTTTTATCTTTATCGTTTTCAGCTTTATTTTGCCTTGCTATTTCTTTATCTAAAGCAATTGTATCAAATTTAGTTTTTCTATCTAAAACATTTTGAATTGGTATTTCTAGCCAAACAGTTTGACCATCTTTGTATTCTACTGTTGCAGGTACATCTTGAGAGCTACTTAAATCTTCTTTAAATGAAATTGTGTTATCTTGATAATTTACAATTATTTCATATTCATTAAGATCAATACCGTTAATAACACTTGGAGAATCTCCAGTAACGCCAGTATTATTAACGCCCGTATTAGTTTCATCAAAGAAAAATCCTGTAAGAGAACTTTCTTCAATAATATCTTTTTCTACATTCAATTTTTCTTTAAGTAATTCAATAGCGTGTATTTTAAAAGAATCGTATTCTTCTGGTTTAACTCCAACTGCGTTTATTTTATGATTACTTATTAACCTACCATTAACATCTGTGTAGTATTTTCCTATGAATTCTTCTGTAGCATTTTTAAAACCTTCACCCATAGTGTTTTTAAAATACTGACCAATCATTTGTACTAATTCTTGATTAGGAGGGAAAGCTTCATTTGGAGATAAGCCTTGTAGTTCTAATCTTTCAGCAGGGTTTAAATCTATAATCTCTGATGTTCTAAACCTCATGTTTCCAACTTGTTTTAAAACATTTCTATAATCTTGACCTGATTCAACTAAAGCATTAGCAATAAAGAAATGAAATTTGTTTTTATCATTTTCATTAAAATAAATACCTGCTAATCCTGCTTTATCTAATCTATTATAAACTTCTAAAGCTAGGGTAGAATCTTCTGTTGTTTCTGCTGATAAAGGTTTAGCTAATAAATCTTCTATTCTACCTATTGGTTCTCCTATTCTCATTATATTTTCTAAACGTACAACAGTATTTAAAAAGGCTTCTTTAGATGTTGCACCACTAGCTTCGTTTGCCATTACTTCTTTATCAAACAATTCATTGTCAAACTTTTTTCTTTCTGACTTAGGATATTTAGCAACATTACCTTTAGACCTATCTATTGCGTAGTTAAATAAATCATTAGATCCTTGTAAATCTTTTACTAGTTGTCTAACAGTAGGTGCAAATTTTGGATTGTTTAATGTTGATGGTGTTCCATCTGGTTTGTTTTGAGTTAAGAATTTAATATATGAATTAGAAAATCTACCATCTATTAAAGAATGAGTTTTAGCTTCTTGAATTAATATTTCATCAAAGTCAACATTATCTAACGCAGGATTTTTATTATTCTTTACATCATAGAAAAGTTTTTCAAACATCTTTTCTGAATTTTCTGCAAAGTATTTTTGTTTTCTTACTGCGTAGTCTTTAACATTCATACTCATACCATCACCTTCCTCTAATAGCTCATCTTCGTAGAAAGCTATTTCTAGTTCTTCTTCTACTTTATGAGGTAACGCCTGTAAGTCGTATGAAGTGTTCTGTATAATTCTTCTAGTAAGATTATCTGATTGTTTTTCAAACTCTTTTCCATTTAACCAAGTTCTTAATTTAGCTGTGCTTTCGTTATAGGCTGACGCAAAAAACTCGTCATCACCTTTATCTGCCAAATACTTTTCACTAAACTGACTATAATGATCTTGCCAATTGTAATTAGGAGTATTTCTCTGTGCCCAATAATCTTGTTTAAAATCTTGTATAAATTTATCTGCTGAGTTATTTGCATATTGTTTATAAGCACCAAATCTAGCCCAACCATTATAAATATCTGGAAAACCATTTTTATGAGCAAGTTTAGATTCTTCTAAAGTCATACCGTTTATTTTAGCGGCACCCTCATTAGCACTTGCTTCATTTTTTTGTTTAATATCCTTATCTGCTAAAGCTTTAATTGCAGGATTAATACTAGACAAAACATCTGATAATTGTTCAAAACCAGTTTTACCTACAATTCGAGAACCTGATCCAACTGATACTGCCTCAGGTGTTGGTGCGTTTTCCAACTGAACATTAGTATTTAAATCTGTATTTATTTTAACCATTAAGTTGATCCATCTGGATTAAAATTTATTGAATTACCTGAGCTAGCATTAGGAGTTTTTGGTGCCGCATTATTCATATACATAGTTCCTATGTCCATGCCCGCACTTATAGCGTAAGTTTGCCAAGATGGTTTATATGCTCTAGGTAAATTATTTATTTGATCAGTAAATCTTCTGTTCCAAGCAAGTCTATCTTGAGCCATTCCATACATATAATTATCAAAGTTTTGATCTATTATATTAGAATCTTTACCTGCTTGTCTTTCTACATCTCCAACTAAACTATCAAATACATTACCACCAATACCTTTTTCAAATATTGCAAGTTTAACTTGACCTTTTTTTCTTAATTCTTCTTCTTTTAATTTAAGTTTCTTTTCTTTTAATTGATCTTCTTTAAGTTCTCTTTCACGTATAAGTGCGTTATCTTTATAAATTGCTTCTTCTCTAATAGTTTTAGCTTTAGCAACAGCGTTATTGTTTATATCCCTTGCTCTACTTTTATCTGATTGATACTGCGTATAGCCCTGTAGAACTCTTGATGCAATATACGCTTCTGGGGTACACATATTTAATTTTTAGTCTCCTGTTTAAAGTTTTGTTTTATAAATCCGTAAAATAAAACATCGTTAAATGTTTTTTCATTAATAATTTTAAAGCCACACCAATTAAGCCAATCTAAATGAAGTTTATTTCTACTGTCTATGTAGTTAAATAAAATAGGATACTTGTCTTCCATTTCTTGTACTCTATCTTTACATTCTTTTAAGAATTTAATTTTAATCTTTTTAATTTTTGGTGTGCAAAGTAAAAATGGAGATCCAATATTTTTATCATCAGAAGATGGGACAACTCCGTATATACCTGCAATTTTTTTATCTACAAAAAAAGAACGGCAATAGCTAGTCATTGCTAAACCTTTTAATAAAGTTTTTTCAACATCAACATTACCTGCTTTAGCTATTATTTCTGCTAAATCTTCTTTTCTTAAATCTTTTGTTAATTCTTTTATGTGTTGTGCTTTTGTTTCTATTTCATCAATAATCATTAAGTTATTACTCTTGTTGAAAGAACAGAGAAAATACCCTCCCACTCTGCCGATAGGAAATTACAAGGCACGTAACTATCGGAAGTTATAAATATAACTGAGTCTTCGTTTTTACATTGAATTGGAAACTTAAAAGTTCCACTTTCTAAATTTGGTTGACCAAGTGTAAATGAGCTCGATCCTAATACTTGTCCTGTAAATTTGTAAGTAGAAGATGATCTAGCTAAAGGTGTCATTACTACTTCAAAAAACCCTGTATCACCAAAAGCAATACTCATGTTTTTTAATTGTAATCTTCCATTGTTAACAGTAGTTGCATTACCAGAAGATTTTTGTTCTCGAACATAGAAAGTAGGAAACTGATATTTAAAAATATATTTTCTACCAACTATAACAGGATTAGATGAGTAATCCCCATTGACCACTACTGTTGTAGCTGTGGTGTTAGTTACAGGTATGTTTCTTCCTTTCTGAGAAGAAGACCAAGAACCTCCTAATACAACTTCCATAGTATTTGGATTAACTGAAGAAGTATGTAAAACTATTTGATATGGTAGAGTAAAAGTAGTTTTATTAGTGCTACTACTATAACTTCCAGTTAAAACAACTTTACGATCGAGTAGAACTGAAAAAGGTAAACCTGTATCTACCTCATTAGTTTTTAAATTCATTTTTTCAAGATAAGTACCGTCAGGTCTTTTTGTAACAAAGAATAAATAGTTTTGAATACACTCACCACCTAACAAAACATCGTTTAAAGAAAAAATATATTTAGACCATGATCTTTGTAATGCTTTTTTTGAAGCATCAAAATAAAATTTATAAACAAATAAAGAATTTCTTTCACTAGATGAAAATGCAAATAAAGTATTTTCACCAGATGATCCTTTTAAATTTGTAACAGCACCTGGAATATATCTAGGTAAATTAACTGTTATATCTAACGCATCTTTAATTTCTGTATCATTATTAACGTAGTATTCTCTAACACCTGCAAAGCTACCTCTAGACATACCAAAGAAAATATTTTGACCTACACCTATAGGTTTGCAACTATCATCAATTTCATATTCAGTTGTTTGATTAATAGAAACTGTTTTAGCTGATAAGACTTCTTCAGCATCTAGTGTAAATTGAGATTGATCTGAGAATAAAACTAACTGTTCATTAAAAGGAACAGCGTATTTTAAAATAGATACTTTGTTATGACTAACAGCTAAGTCAATCATATCGTCATCTACTGCTGTAGTTACTGTAGTAGCCCAGAAAGTAAAAAACTTAGCTGTCTTAGAAAATATTACATTTTCATCAGATAAAAATCCTAATCTGTTTCTATAAAAGAATATATCGTTTATTCTCCGCCCAACAAACGTAGGGTCTGGACTTGTTGTTTCGTCTCCAACTGTTCTGCTTGCAAAGCTTGGCTCCTCAAAAGAAGTACCACTAGCCGTGTAAGTTGAACCATCAGCTTTGCAAAATCTAAAATTACCATCTGCCGTTCTTATTAAAAGATGAGGCATTGTAGCGGCATCAAATGAGTTATCTAAACCGTCTTTAACAGTTTCAGCCCAAGCATTGCCGTCCCAATAAACATAATAATTATCATATTCAGTACCGCCGTCTCCAAGTATTTCTACTACAAAACCTGTAACTCCTTTGTATGGTAAATCAGCAAATGAATTAGTCTTACCTTTAATCATAATAAGACCATCACCTCCTAAACCATCTGATACTGAGGATGTAAATGTACCGCTATTTTTTGATACGTGAATAATAGAACCATCTCTAGTTACAGAGTACCCACTTAAATTACTATTTAAATCGTTAAATAATTCTGTTGCAATATTATCTGTTGTAACAGAACTTGCATTTGCGGCAACGCTGTTATCTAAAGTTGTAAAACTTGCTTTTTCAACTCCATCAATTACAATTTTATAATCTGTTTTATATTGTCCGTTTTTAATATAATAAATTGCTTCATCTGGTCTAGCAGTAGAAGCAGACCCAGATTTAGTAACAACTTTTCTTTTGTTAACTATAAAAGTAAAATCAGCAACAGTTATTAAATTAAAATCATCTTGCGGGTTTGTTTGTGAGTTTAAATAAGAAGTTCCATCTGGTGTAACAACAGTTTTTTGGTTACCTGCTAAATCATAAACTTTAATACTTTGGTTACTAATTAAAACTACATACTGTTCTACACTATCTCTGTTAATAAAATGTACTTTACTGTTTTGAAATGTATCAGTATTTAATTTAGCTATATGTTCTGTAGGCGGTCTTTTACCTAAACCAGAAATAATATCTGATAAACCATTTTCTTGAACAACTGCTTGGTTTGGTAATTTAATTGTGTCTGGTTGCTGAGAAACCCCATTCAACAAATTTGGAATTGAATTGGAAATTAATCTGGCTGGCATTATTCATCAGTAATTGTTGATTTCATCGGTTGGTAGTTGTCTCTATCTATAACTCTATACGTACTGTAATTATCAAAAATACTGTGATCTCTAGTATCTCCTTCGTGTTCTTTTAAAGCAGATAAAGCTTGTAGTTCGTCCATTTGATGAAACCTGTGTAAAGTTTCAGAAGCTAACATTCTATCTTGAAAAATTCTAGTTGCTCTAATTGTAATATATCTTCTTGCTGTTTCTGGTATTTCAATAAATTCTAACAACCAAGTTATGTTTACTTTTATATCTTTTGTTAATGTATAAGTATGGTTTTCTCTATCCCAAAGTTTTCTTGCTCTTTCTACTAAATCTAAATTAGCATCACTATTTGAAGTATCTACTCTTAAGGCGTTTGTAGGTAATTCAATTTGATTAGATGTATTTCTTGCAAGAGTATAATTAGTATCTGTATTAAAATGCCAACCTACACTTTGTACTTCTCTTGAAACATTATCTAAAATTTGTATTGCTATAGAAACGTCAGTTGTTGTCGAAGATGTAATTGTGTTAACAGGACTTTCTCCTATCGCCGTCATCATTACGTTGACGCTTTCTAATTTACTACTTACTGTTGTCATATTTTAATTTTGGTAACACAGGGCGAGTTGTCTGTGTTTCCTCGCCCCGTGAATATATAATCGTAAAATTAATTACGAAGTTTTGATCTCAATTGCACAAATTGGATTAAGTACACCATGACCCATAGCGTATTTAGCAACCATTAATGTACCTTGTCTTTGGATTTGGTAATCCATTTCTGTAGACAGATCCATTAACTTAACTGTTCCAACTGCATTTTTCTGCCAAACACAACCAACTGTAGTTGAGAAGTTCCCTGCAAAATTTGTAGAAGAACCCTGAGCAACGCCAGAAGAAATGTTTGTAGAAGGTATGTTGTTAGACATAATTATATTAATGCCTGCAACTTTTAAAACTTTACCTTCTGAGTAAGAACCGTTTCCGCCCCAATCTCTGTTTATAACAGTAGTACCTTGAATCAGATTATAGTAAGCCGCAGGTGAAACCGCCGCATATCTATCTTCCGCAGGTACATCTAAAGCGTCTAACTTTTCAGCCGCAGAGAAAATACTCGCCGCCGCAGATGCCGCATTAGTGTTAAAGTCAGCATCAGTAATAGTTTGGCCAGCCGCTTGTGGCGATGCCGCACTTGCTCTTGATGCTAAGATTAAGTTTTGGTAAACGTGCTTATCCATTTGACTTGCGAGTGCCCGTCCCATTTCTTTTGTGTAGATTGATCTAACATCGAAATGATTCATAGCTTCATCGATTTTCGAAATGAAAACTGGAGCGATAAGTAGATTCTCAATAGAGATTGTTCTCTCATTGTGAGTTACAGATCCGCCAGTAATTTCGTTTCCTGCCGTATGGTAAGCCGCCGTAGTCACTTTTCCAACTATTGGAAATTGTGCCGACTTGCCCGAACTAATAGTTCGAACCATGTGTTTGTCTAGGGTAGTGTTTGCAGTTTCGAAAGCTGTAATTACTTCTCCACTGAAAACCTTAAGGAAACTAGCTGTTGTAGAACCAGATCCCGCATTTTGCCCTATATTTGATACAGTATAATTTGACATTATATATATCTCCTTTTAGTTTTAGGTTTTTGCTAATAGAGCTAGTTAATTTCAGTATCGGAATTGTCCAACCTCAATTGGGTTTCGTCTTACTTTTAATCTGCTATTCAAGGACTAGCAATTTGTCCATAGAATTTTATTAAATAACTTTTGATCTAGATAACTTATCTGCTACCATTTTTCTAAATGCACTATCGGTAGCATACTGAGGACTAGCCATATCTG